GCGTTAATCATTCCTGGACCGTTGCGGCGATGCCACAGCCGAGGCCGATAACGCCTTCAATTCGGCGAAAGACCGGGAAATGGGGCGAGCGACCGGGCTCGAACCGGCGACATCCAGAATCACAATCCGAGACGACGGCCCTTCCGGTGGTTGCTGAGAGCTACCGGACTTTACCAAAGCATTGCAAATCCGGCATTTCGAGCGTAAACCAGTCTGACTGTCGCTACTCACGATTACCCATTTTGACCCGCAAGTGGTTGTTGGGTGGTTGTTAGAAGACTGGGGGGAATGCCATGCGCTTCCGTGTGAACAAGGAAAACGTCGAGGCCATCAAGCCGTCGGATCGCGACAGCTACCTGTGGGACGACAAGGTGCCAGGCTTCGGCGCCAAGGTCACGCCGAAGGGCGCCAGGATCTACGTGTTGAAATATCGCGCGCGCGGTGCGCAGCGGTGGCTGGTGATCGGCCGGCATGGCGACATCACGGCCGACAAGGCGCGCAGCAGGGCAACTAAGCTCAGGGGCATCATTGCCGATGGCGGCGATCCCGCGCAGGCGCGCGACGACCGCTCGGCCGAGCCGAGCATTGACGATCTATCCGACCGGTACCTCGAGGAGTACGCGAGACCGCACAAGAAGCCCCGAAGTGCCGAGGAGGATCGGCGCAATCTGAAACAGCATGTCCGTCCCGAGCTGGGACAGCTCAAGGCTGGCGACGTAACGCGGCAGGATGTGCTGAAGCTCCACCACAAAATGCGCGAGACGCCGGGCGCAGCGAACCGGGTGCTGGCGCTCCTGTCAAAGATGATGGCGCTCGCCGAGGAGTGGGGTATTCGCCCCGAGAACAGCAATCCCTGCCGGCGCGTCAAGAAATTCGAGGAGAACGCTCGCGAGCGGTTCCTTTCGACCGAGGAGTTCAGGAGACTGGGCGACGCGCTCGCCGATGCCGAAAGCAAGGGTGAGCACCCGAGCGGGATCGCGATCATCAGGCTCCTGTTACTGACGGGCAGCCGTCTTTCAGAAATCTTGACTCTCCAATGGCCTCACATCGATTTTGAGCAGAGCCTTTTGCGCCTGCCGGACTCGAAGACCGGGGCCAAGGTGGTGAGGATCGGTGCGCCTGCCCTGAAGCTCCTGGCCGAATTGCCGCGAACCACCAGCCCCTATGTATTTCCGCGCGCTCGTGGCGCGACGACGTCGCCGGATCGTACCCGCAAGGTCGGTGATGGCCATTTCGTCGGCATCCAGCGCATCTGGCAACGCGTTCGCAGGGCGGCCGGGCTCGAGGACGTGCGCATCCACGACCTTCGGCACGCCTTCGCGAGCGTCAGCGTCATGGGCGGCGTCTCGCTCCACATGACTGGCGCGCTGCTTGGACATCGCCAGGCGGTCACCACGGCACGATATGCGCACATCGCCGATCATCCTTTGCAAGCCGCGGCCGATCGCGTTGCCAGCGCCGTCGCGGCCTCGCTTGGCTCCGGGAAGGGATCCAACGTGGAGAAGCTCAAGGCCCAGCGGCGCGGAGCATAGCAGCGTGCCCGAGCTCAAACTGCCAGACCTGCATTTGCCTGAAGCCGGGCTCTATTTGACCGCGGTCATGTTCTATCCACGCGATCCCGCGAAGCACGCGGCTTTCGTGGAGGCCGCCCGAAACGATGCCGTACGGCGCGTGATGCACCGAATGCGCAGTGCCAACGTTGATCCGGCGTCCCGGTCTCCCGAGGCGATCCGCTTGATGGCCGATGCCGCAACGGGCCCGTCGATCGGCGGTGAGACACGCGCCGGTCATCTAGTCGCGAAGAATTACAGGCGGACGGAAATCGCGGCGTTGATGTTTCTTTACGTTCTCGCGTGCGACGACGCACCTGAGGAGGGGGAAAAGGCGACGCTGGATCACGCGCGCGACACCATCTCGACTGCTGGTGTCATCGCTGGGCAGATGCCAGGATTATCCCGCACCTATGTGATCAAAATCTGGAACGATTTTTCGCCCGCGGTGCACCTGCTCGCTGCGATGACCTTCCTCCCGGACCTGTGGCGCGTCGCGGGAGAGAGCGGCAACGGAACCAGGCTCGCGGAGTTCCTCGCCGTCGCAGAGGCGATGAGGATCCGGGGCGAGACACATTTCAGCGACCACGCAGGCACGCCACTCCTTGACCCCGCGAAAACATGGACGGTCCCGGCGAGGTTCATTCTCCCCGAGGTGAGCCTGGCGGGCATACCTAAGCCGAGCGCACTCAAGGCTTGGATGGCGGAGTCGCGACGGGTTCAAAAATCTTTGAAAAAGACGGGCTGAGTCGCCGCCCCTAAGTTCCCCTCGTCTACTGGCAATTACCGACGAGGAGAGGAGGGCGCTTCCGTGGAGCAGAAATACTTAAGCCCGGCTGAGGCCGAGGCGGTGTTGCGCGAGCGCGGGGTGCCGCGGACGCAGGCCACGCTCGCAAAATACCGGTGCGTCGGCGGCGGCCCGCAGTTCGTCAGCTTCGGACGCCAGCCCCGATATACCGAAGCTTGGCTGCTCGCCTGGGTGCAGACCGTGCTTTCCGCGCCGAAGCGCTCCACGAGCGACACCGGCGCGGGCAAGGCCGCGTGATTCATGGTCGCAAAATGGCGAAGGCCGCCGGCGCGTTGCGGTCGCCGGCGGCTTCATCGGGCCTTTTCGACTTGGGGGTCGAAGTTCCAGGCTAATCGAGCAGCGTTCGGCGATCAAGTAGGAGCGCACATATGAACGCGCCCCGGCTACCTCTCGATCGCGTCGCAGCCGTGCTGCCACTGCTTGCGAGCCCTCACGATGGCGAGGCCCTCGCCGCGTGCCGGGCGCTGGTGCGAATCCTCGACGCTGCCGGCTTCAGTCTCCACGACCTCGCTGACCTAATCCGAGCCGGCGGTGTTCCCGATGCTGTTGTCATAGTCGGCGAGCTGCTCGAGCTGAGAGCCGAGCTGACCGAGACGGAGCTGCGGTTCGTCGCCGGATGCGATCAGCACCAGCGCCGCAAGGGGTGGTTGAGTGATCGGCAACGTGAAGTCCTAGAGCGAATCCGCGCGCAGGTGATGGCACGCCGCGAGGTGGCCGCATGAACCGAAACCTGGCGGCCGCTTTGGTCTATGCAGGCCGCAACTGGCCGGTCTTTCCGATCTCGGTGAAAAAGGTCCCGCTCACCTTGCACGGCTTGCTCGACGCCACCACCGACGAGACGACGACCCGGGCCTGGTGGTCGCGGTGGCCTGACGCGCTGGTAGCGATCGCCACGGGCGAGCGCAGCGGGATCGTGGCGCTCGATATCGACCTCTCGGAGAAGGTCAGCGGCTTCGACAGTCTCGAAGAGATCGGCGCGCCGTTCCATCCGAACACGCTGACCGCGCATACGCCGCGGGGCGGATGCCACGTGCTCTTCAAGCACCCCGGCCACTTCGTCAAGACGGTGGCGAGCAAGCTTGGTCCAGGTCTGGACATCCGCGGCGACGGTGGATCCCTGATCTTGCCGCCGGGTCCTGGCCGATTTTGGGACCCTCACCTCGGCCTCAACACGCCGCTCGCGCCGATGCCGGATTGGATGGTCATCGCCGAGCCCGAGCGGCGCCAGGAGCCGCGGCCGGCGCCGCGATCGGCAGCCCCGATGAGTCGATACTCCGAGGTGGCGCTCGACAACGCCGTGAGGATGATCATCACGGCGCCGGCAGGCTCGCAGCGCGATACGCTCAACGCACAGTGCTACGGAATCGGCGGGTTGGTTGCTGGCGGTGCGCTTCCGGCGGATCTCGCGCTTCAATCCCTGCAATGGGCAGCCGAGCGGATGCCCGCGCACGATGCGCGGCGTCCCTGGCATTCCGGCAGGCTTCGGATGTTGGTCCGCGAGGCCTTTCTCGACGGCCAGGCGCACCCGCGGGGCGCGCCATGACGACCGATCTTGGCGGATACGAAGAAATTAAGCGGCGCCACCGAGCCACGAATGGAAGCGCTGAGCCGCCACGGCTTAAGCCGCTTCTGTGGTCCGAGTTGAGTTCGACCACTTCGAGCACGGCAATCATCAAGGGCCTTCTGGACGAGGGCACCATGTCGGTGATGTACGGCGCGAGCGGGTCCTACAAGACCTTCGTGGCCGCCAATCTCGGCGCGCATGTTGCCCTTGGCCGAGATTGGTGCGGTCGACGGGTCCACGGCGGCCGTGTGCTCTACATCGCCGCGGAAGGCGGCGGCAGCATAGAGCGCCGGTTCACGGCATTCCGGATCCATCACGCAATTGAGCCCTGCGATGAGCTGGCAGTGCTGCCGGTGAGCGTGGACCTGTGCCACGAGGCCAGCGATGTCGAGGAGGTGATCAATGGTGCACGCTGGGTATTTCAAGGCGAGCCGCTCAAGCTGATCATCGTCGATACCCTGTCCCGCACCTTCGGCGGTGGAAACGAGAACGCGCCCGACGACATGGGTGGTTTCGTCCGAAATTGTGATCGGCTCAGGCACGAGACCGGCGCGCACCTTCTGGCGATCCACCATAGCGGCAAGGACAGCGCACAAGGCGCACGAGGACATTCGCTGCTAAGAGCCGCGGTCGATACTGAAATCGAAGTCGCGAAAGACGAGACGGCTGGCTTGATCACTGTCACCGTGACCAAGCAGCGCGATCACCAGACCGGTGATCGTTTCGCGTTCAATCCGATCCGTATAGAGCTCGGCAACGATGATGATGGCGATCCCGTCACCTCGTGCATCTTGGAACCGGTCGGCTGCGCCGGTGCAGCGAAGCTCAAGCCGAAGAAGATCGCTCCGGCGGCCAAGCAGGCGCTCGACCTGCTGCACGAAGCGATGATCGCGAACGCGACGACGGCGCCGTCTTCCGAGCACGTCCCAGCCGGCGCCCAAGGCGTCACAAAATCGGTCTGGCGCGCCTTCTGCGAGAAGGGCGGCATCATCAATCCGGAAGGCAGCCCGAGAGAGCAACTCCGACGTATCGTCGTGACGCTCAAAGATGCCGGTTTCATTGGGGTTTGGGATGATTTTGTTTGGCCCGTCACGCAGCGTCACAAGGCGTCACTGTGACGGCCGGTGACGCGTCACGTCACGTCACACCCCCTTTTAAGGGTGTGACGGATGTGACGCACGGTGTTCCGGGCAGGCACCGAGATCGTTCGTAGGAATCCTTACCAGGATGAACGAGACGTAGATCACCACCATGGGCGCCCTAAAAAAAATAGGGTCGGCAGCGACCCGACTTTCGCGACGCGTGCCGGCGCAGCGCGTGATGCCGGCCTCTCGACCTGGCCACGTTACCGAGAGCCAGCTCGGCGCGGTCGCGGCCAAGATGGCGAAGCTCAAACACGGAACCAATCAGTTCAAGATCCAAATGGATACCTCTACAGAGGCATCCATCCTTTCGATCAAGCAGGCGGCGGATAAAGTCGGCGTAAGCCGCTTACCGTCGCGTGCAGGTCAAGTGCGGCCACACCGATGACGGGATGCCGGTCAGAAAATGCGGAAGCGTCGCGGGCCGGGACCGTGCGCAACGAACGCGGTTCGAAGCCCAAATTCCCTGGAAAGTTGGGCCGACATAGTTGGAGGGATCTTATGCGAGGACGAAAGCCACTCCCTGCCACCACGAAAAGACGCCGCGGCACCGACAGGGCGCACAAGCGGAAGGCGGCGCATCCGCTTGACTGGGCGCCGACCATCACGGCGGATCTCAAAACGCCTCCTGAGTATTTTTCAGAGGCGGCAAAGGCCGAATGGGCGCGACTCATCGAGGAGCTCGGGCCCGGTGGCATCGTCTCAAGTTTGGATCGCGGACTTCTCGAATGCTTCGCTGCGGCGCGTGGCGATTTCGTCGAGTCCGAGCGCAATCTGCGCAAGGACGGAGCGGTCATCACCGATAGAGATGGCAATGTTCGCCGCTCGCCCTGGTGCTTCGTCCGCGCTCGAGCCATCGACGTGATCTGCCGCGTCGGTGCTGAGCTCGGCCTATCGCCGGTGAGCAGGGTGCGTCTCGGCGAGCGGCTCGGGGGTCGGCTCCCTTCTTTCGATCCCGCCGCCAAGGTCGCGCGGGCCCCCGGCGATCCGATCGACTTGAGCACCTGTTCGCTGCAGGAGTTCCTCGACCTGCATCCCGGCGCGCCGAAATCGCCGCGGCGCCACTGACTGACGTGATCGACGACGACGCCCTGCAGGCCAGAATTGCGCGCGAGGTTCGCGATGTTCTGCTGCGCCTGGGCGGCTTCGAAGTGGCTGGAGCGACACGGCACATTGTGGACGCCGTGATGCCGTTGGTCACGACCGCTCAGCCGGAAGCGCTGCCCGACCCGGCGCTCTTGCGCGAGAGATACGCCCGCCGACGGCAAGACGCCCTATCGATCATGGCACGGTACGAGGCCGAGGGTCGCGGCGGTGACGCTGCGCGGCTCGCAGCGGTGGAGCTCGCGGACAACCCGCGTAATCCCCGAGAGGTTGAGCACCTGGCGCAGACGTGCCGGCGCTGGCGGCGGAAGGAAGGCGAACCGCGTTCGTCCACTCGGCGCGCGCGAGGGTAATCTCCGGATCATCATGCCTCGTGACACCGCCCCACCGCACCCGCTCGCCGGCGCATTCGCCGGCCTGGGCGTCGCACCCGTTGACACTGACGCCCTAAAGGCCCTTGCACTCAGCGAGCTCCAGCGTCGCAAACGAGAGGTGCTGGCGGCAAACGAAAAACACATCAAGCCAGAAATGGCCAGTCTGTATGACGCCCGCGTCGCGGCAAACCGCGGGAACTCGGGCGAAATCATCATCGGTGCCGATCACGAGGAAGCCGTACGCGCAGTGCTGCAGCAACTGATAAACGGGCTGCCGTTCGATGACCTGCTGGCCCCGCTCCCGCATGTCAATCGCGAGCTCTTCCTCCATATAGTCCGCTTCACGATCGAAAAACGTTATCTTCCCCTGCTCGACAAGGCCGAGGTTCCGGCCGAGGTTGCGGCGAAGCTCGCTTGGCTCGATGCCAACGGCGGAAAAGTGATGGCCGTGCTGGCGGAGCTTGCCAAGACCGGGACGCGCGAGCGCGCGCTCGAGGCGCTGCTCGCCGAGATCGTCGGCACGATCCCCGGTGACGGACACCTGCGCTTCGCACTGAGTGAATTCGTGAGCCGCGGCGAACCCCTGAATCGTTACGACGATGTTTGGAGCGGCTTCGTCAAAGCTGCCACGGCCGAAGGCATCGTGACGAGCGATCAGCTCCGGCGCGCTGCGGATGTTTCGAAGCTTTAGCCCGGTCTCATGCAGCGCCGGGCGGGACCATGCTGGCAGGTGTCCTTCAAAAACAGCCAGTGAAGGCAGCGGAAATGGAAACGCCGCGTGGCTCTCAATGATGAACGGCGGCGGCGCGGCGAGATACGCCGCCGCCGCCATCGCTACCGAAGGGGAGACTAGGAATGCCCACGAAATTTGTCGGCGCTGACGAATTCCGCGAGCTCGCGCGACGCGGAACCGCGAGCGGGGTCGGGGTGCGTCGCGAAGCCCCGGGATTCAAGAAAGACGGTGCCGGCAATGACGGGACCTTCTTCTGCGTCCTCTCAGACGACAGCATCGACCTCTCGTATGATCGGCTACTCCAGAATTGGGACCTCGCGGCCTTCGGACGCAACAGCGTGGCACCCTGGAGCCATGACCTTTCGATTCCTCCCATCGGTCGCTGGCTGGATGTAGCTGTCCGAGGCACCCAGCTCACCGGGAGACTCCAATTTCCGCCGCCCGGGCAGTATGACCTTGCCGACACATGTCGTCGGCTTGTGGAGCTCGGCTTTTTGCGGGGTGTGAGCGTCGGATTTAAGCCCCTTCAATGGAAACTGACCGACGACAAGGCGCGACCTGGCGGGATCGACTGGACGCGTTCCCAATTGCTCGAGTGCAGCCTATGTGCCGTGCCCTGTAATAGCGCAAGCCTCGTGCTGGCTCAGGCGAAAGGCGTCGACCTCGGCCCGTTGCGGCGCCTCGAGCGCTCCACACCAGCGAGCCGCGTGGCGCATGCGCGGGCGCTCCGCCTGACTATCGGACTCATGGATACCGGTTGCTTCACGGAGGACGAGGCGATGGCCGTAGCGCGGAAGAAATATGGCGCCTGACCAGGTCATCGCGAACTGGCAACCGCGCGCGATCGCCACGTGCGCGATGCAGGACCGTAACCCTGCGGAATTCGTCACCCTCGCCTCGAAGATCGCTGGCGCTTTCTTGATCCTTTCCGGCGCAACGCGAGACGAAGGGCGCCAATTCGCAGCGCTTCTCGAGGTGCAAGCGGGGATCTCGCTCGAGCATCTGCGCGCAAGGCTCAACTAGATGATCTCGGCGCACTCCCTCGATCGCATCGCCCCGCGCGACGAGCTGATCATCCTCGAAGCTGCGCTCGCCGCCGGCGTGATCACTCGCCGTGAGTACGAAATGAGACTCGCCGCCTTGCTGAGGCGCGCGGGACCGCCCGTGATCGTGAAGGGTGCGCGCCATGGCTGAGCGCCTAACTAGCCTCCGCGTCGAGGCCGCGCTCGACAGCAGCGCCTACGTCGCTGGCGCGCGCAATAAGGTCGCCGCCGACGAGGCGATGAAGGCGAGTGCGGACCGCGTCGGCCAGGCGGTGCAGGATACGGCGCGGCATTTGGCCCCGACTGGAGCGGCCCTCGATCGTCTGCGAGCGTCCATCGACCCGACCGTCCGGGGTATGCAGCAATTCGAGCGTGGCGCCGGCACGCTCGACAGCGCGCTTTCGAAGGGCTTGGTTTCGCAGAACGAGCACGCGCGGCTGATGGACCTGCTGCGCACCCGCTACCTCAGCTTCGGCCCCGCCGCGACGGAGGCAAGCGGGCATATCGAGGGGTTCCGCGAAGTGCTGCGCGGCGCCACCGACGTCATGGTCGGCAATTTCGCTGGCGCCACACGCGCCGGGGCGCTGCTCGCCAACACCTTCGGCCTTCTCCGGTTCGCTGCCAATCCCGTCGGTGCCGCGATGATCGCGGTCGGCGCTGGCCTGGCGGTGGGCGCCATCCACGCCGAGGCGATGGAGGGCGAAACGCGGCGCCTCGGCGTCGCACTTCAGGGAATGGGCGAGAACGCCGGCATCACCGCTGGGCAGCTTCGTGAGCTCGCCGGCTCACTCGGCGCCGAGGGCGTGCCGCGCGCCGATGCGATCGGCGGTCTATCCTCTCTAGCCCGGTCCGGCGCTTTCTCGGGTAGCCAGGTTCCCAGCATCGCCAACCTCGCTGCTGATGTTTCGGCCGGCGCTGGCACGTCGTATGGCGACGCAATCACCAAGCTGACCGATGCCGCGACACGCGGCCTCCCGGCGATCCGTCAGCTCGATCAAGCCTGGAATTTCCTGACCAGCGACGAGCTCAAGAACATCGCTACAATGGCCGAGCACGGCGACCAGGCCGGCGCCCTCAGCATCGCAATTGAAGCCCTGCACCGCCGGTTCGACGGTGACGCAAAAAATTCGCTCACCGGCTTTGATGGTGCGGTCCAGAAGGTCAAGGGCGCATGGGGCGAGCTCCTCGATAAGTTCGCCGACTGGGCGCCTGTTCAGAAAGTGGTCGACCTGCTCACGAGTGGTGCACAGGGGATTGCGAACCTCTTGCCGTCGCCCTCGATCCCGCTGCGCGGTGGCGCCGGCCTGATCGGCGGTCCGCCGGGGACCGTCTCGCAGCAGGGCCTGGACCCCTTTGGCCGCACGCCGTCTCAGGTGCAGGCGCAACAGAAGCAGGTTGAGACCCTCGTCGCTGCCTATGCCGACGAAAACAAAGCACTGGCCGCGTCGCTTGGGGTGCGCGAGCAAGTCCGCGCCGCTGTGGAGGCTGACACCTATGTCCGCGAAAACAATCTTGCGGGTCTCGAGGCCGAGAACGCAAAGCGCGCCATCGTCACCAACGCGCTGCTCAAGCAGACGACGGCCATCCGTGATTTCGCGGCCGAAGCCGGGCTCGAGGTAACGCTCGCGGCGCAGGTAGCGGACGCCTATACGACCGGCTCGACCAAGATGCTGCAGGCCGATGCAGCTCGCCTCGCGTCCCTCGATCACCTGAAGAATGCCTTGGTCGACGTCGGCCAGAGGACTCAGGAGTACGTCGACAAGTCGGCGGCCGATATCGTTCTGCGCGCCGCGCCCGAGGTCGATCGCTACCGCCAGGCGGCAATCGCCGAGGAGGCGCTCGCTGGCGCCACGCGGAATTCGATCACTGCCGCCCATGCCGCGGAGGTCGAAAACCGAGTGCTCGCGGCGACGTACGATCTCAGGCGTGTGGCGAGCAGCAATGCAGCCGACGCATTGAAGCGCGCGGCGGGCGCGGAGGCGGATTCGATCGGCGACTCGATCCGAGCCCAGGATGCCGCGCAGACATCGGCCGCGATCGAGCGCGAGATCAGTCTCCGCAAGGAGGACATCGGCATTGAGCAGCAGCTCCTCGCGGTGGGCTATGCGGACAAGGGCCTCCGCGCCGAGACCCTGACCCTCCTGCAGGCGCAGCTCGAGCTCAAGCGACAATTCCCCGGCGCCAGCGACGACGAGATCGCGAAGCTGGCGCAGGAGAACCAGCAGTATGCGCAGCTCGTCGGCCAGGTCCGCGCTCAGAAGGAAGAGCAGCAGCAGCTCAATGCCTCGATCAAGGCCTTCGGCGACGAGGTGGGATCGGCCTTCGAGAAGTATTTCACGGGCGCCGGCAACTCCCACAAGAAGATGCAGGAGTTGGAACAGACCCTTACCTCGATCCTCGAAAAGCAGCTCATCTTCAAGCCGCTCGAGTCCGGCTTCGACAGCCTCCTCACCGGCCAGCCCGCGCAGAACACCGGCATCTATAGCCTCCTGACCAAGGCCTTTTCTGGTGGTGGCGCCGGTTCGACCGGCGGCCTCATCGGCTGGCTCTTCGGCAACAGCGCGTCGACCACGGCCGCGGCCGCAGCTCAGGCAGGCGCGACCGGCGCATCCGGCGGCGGCCTTCTCTCCGCCCTTTGGGGATCGAGCGCGCCGAATGCCTCGACCGTGAACGGCGCGAGTAGCGGGGGCGGCCTATTCGGCTGGCTCTTCGGGTCGGGTGCCAGCGCGGCGAGCACGCTCGCGAATGCCGTCATCAATATCGCGAACGCCACCATCAATGCCGGTGCCTCGGGCGCGGCGAGCGCGCTGGGGGGCGGCTCGTCCGGTGGCGGCGGTCTGTTCGGAAGTCTCGGAAGCTGGATCGGCAGCCTCTTCGGAAGCTCCGGAGGAGGGACGGCGCCGATCTCTGGCGTCGGCGCCGATGGCATCGCCGGCGGCGTGTTTGCGCTGGGCGCGGCCTTCGACCGCGGCATAAAGCGGTTCGGCGCCGGCGATATCTTCGGATCGCCCACGCTCTTCAACATTGGAATGATGGGCGAAGCCGGTCCCGAGAGCATCATGCCGCTGGTGCGGATGTCGAGCGGACGGCTCGGCGTCTCGGCGTCGGGCTCGGGCGGTCCGATGAATTATTTCCACATCGATGCGTCCAACAGCTCCGATGCGAAGATGACCGAGGCGCTGGTCGAGCAAGTCATGGCGCGCCACCTTCCCGGGGCGATGCGGGTCGCGGCGAGCAGCGCGGTCACCGCGACGTTCGGGCTGATGCGGCAAGGCGGCCGGGCGGCGCAGATCTCAGGCGCGAGGCGGAAATGACGACCATCGTCGCGCTCCCCGGCATGGCCGAGCGCTCCTGGACCGAATTCGAGAAGCTCGTCCGAATCCAGGGCTGGCGCATGGCCATGCCGAAGGCCGACGTTGACTGGGTGCTGGCGGACCTGGAGCCGCGTTTCTTCGCTCTTCCGCTCGACGGATCGTTCCAAATCGATCGCCCGTATCGCTGCATTGGCGCGATCGACGCCGTGCTCTCGAAGATGCGCGAGATCAATCGCGAGCTGCTAACCGAGGTCCTCAATCAAATGTTCCGGCTCGAGTGCGAGCTGTGGCTCGCCAAATTCGGCCGGGAGCCCACGCCGTGATTTTGCCGCTCGAGTCGGTGCCGCCGCTTCTGGTCCTGGTCGTGCTTCTGGCGCGAGGGCTCCGCCTGCTCAAGGTGGGGCCTCAGAGCAGCGCGCGCTGTGGCCGAAGCATCCGGATCTGATTGGGCGCTCGCCTACTCAGATCGAACGGGACGGCCGGTCATGCCCGGCGGCTTCGGCGGCGGGGCCATCAATTCTTCCTTCAGCTTCATAAGCCGCGCCGTCTCGGCCTGCACCTGATTGATCAAGTCCTGGTCCCCGCGTGCGGAGACCTCACGATGAGCGTCGCGCAACTTCGCCAGGCGCTGGCCGATCTCCGCGATTTCGTCGAGTGCTTTCAAACGATCCATATCGATGAACTCCTGTTCCAGTTCCACAAGAAGCGGGAGGGCCAAACCGGGAGTTCGTCAAGGGCGAAGCATGCGCCCGGGGCGGGTGCGAGCGCACGCGCAGCCCGCTGTGCGGTACGAATACCGCATCAAGGCAAATTTACCGCGGTAAATCCCCATTGGGACGGGCTCGTGCGGCGCCAAGTAGAATCCGGCATCGGCGCCCGCGCTGACCGCGGGAAACTTGTCGGGAGTCTCACATGAAAGCACGCGTTGCCGATTCGATCGACGTGGACGCAAAGATCATCGCCCTTGCCGCGGAGTGGTGGCGGCATGATGCGACGCTCGGCCGCGAGAACGTGTCCGAGCGCGATGCTACGGCCGCCGGCGATCGGATGGACGCTATCGAGGAGCGGCTTGCGAGCCTCGCCGCTACGACCCTTGCCGGCGCAGCCGCCAAGGCCAGGATCGCGCGCAAGCTGGTGGCAGATTTCGAGTTTGACGGCGCGATCTATGAGCTCGGGCTAAGCAGCCGTTAACTTTTCCCCGGTATTTGTGTCAAAGCGCGAAGAACCGCAACGTGCGCGGGAGACGCCATGCCCGACGACACCATCAAGGAACGAGGGATGCCAGTTGTGCTGGTCATCGACGACGACCGGGGCGTGCTCGATTCGCTGATGTACGTTCTGGAGGCCCAGCGCTACCGCGTGGTGACCGCGCCAAATGGGCGCCGGGGGCTCGACGCTTTCCGGAAACATGAGCCGGATGCGGTCATCACCGACATCATCATGCCCGAGGAGGACGGCCTTGCCGTGATCCGCGAGATGCGGCGCCTAAATCCCCGCACCAAGATCATCGCCATTTCCGGGGGCGGTAAAGTAGACAAGAGCGATTACCTGACCATTGCTGAAAAGCTCGGGGCCGATATCGGCATCACGAAAGCCGACCTCGGGACGCTTTTCGACGTTCTAGCGAAACTGTTGGCATGATCGAGTCTCAGTCTCGCGCGGGCCGCTCCCGTTCGACCGCGCGATCGATCGTCCGCCCGCTGAGCTCTCCCTCGCCGATCGACGGGTGTCTTAATTTCCGGGCAGCGAGACTTTTCCCTCAAGGATGAGCCCGATGGGCGGCGGCGTGATGCGCACCACTTCGTGGCCCTCGTGTTCCAGGCGCCCGAGTGTTTCCTCTACCTCCGACTCGCCGCTAACGATCCTCACGCGCGCGATGGTGGGTTCGCGTGGATCACGATAGGAAATCACGAATGTCATTGGTGCCGCCGCTGCCCGTAGATCGACGAAAGTTACCGGGCAAAAGTTAACAAGCTCGACCTGACGCAACAATCTCGAAAATACGCAGGCTGGCGCCGGGCTCTATCCAGCACCGCCTGGCGAAGCACTGAGCGGGTGACGGCGGCGCCACGCTGGGCCGAGCATCTTGCCCTTCTGGCGGTGGGCGGCGGCCCGGGCGTCGGCGACCGCCTTCTCGAATTCGGACGCCTCGCAGGGATCCTCGAAGAGCAACAGGACCGCGCTGCGTAGCCTCAGGGCCTCTACGAGCTGACCCCGCCGGTGGAGCTCGCCTGCGGTTCCGGCGGCCACCACGAACGTCGCGGCGAGGCCGGGCGTGGCGGCGATCTCCGCGAGCGAGGGCGCCGGCTGGCCGGGGACGGCCAGCACCAGGGCGGTGAGCGTGTGCACGCCTCCGATCCTATCTCGCCCCCTTCTTGGTTGTTAGGTGGTTGTTAGGCGATTTCGGATCGGAGGACGATCCCGTAAGTCCTTGAAAAATGGGGCGAGCGACCGGGCTCGAACCGGCGACATCCAGAATCACAATCTGGCGCTCTAACCAACTGAGCTACGCTCGCCACTGGGAGGCCGCAGGTCCTAACCCGTCCGGGCGAGACCGTCAAGC